CCAAGGGACTGCGATGGGAAGGCAAGAAAAAGGCGAAGACAACCCTCGAAAAAGCAGAAGAAAGACACGCTGCACGAACCCAGCAACAAATAGCAGACATTCAGAAGCGAGCAGAGGAACGCCAGAAGCGACACGCAATGATGAAGCAGACAGCACTCGACGCACAGGCAGCAGGAAAGGAAATGCCAGAGATTAGCACAACAGCACTGACAAAAGCGATAAATGAAGGCAACCTCGACAAGATGTTCAACCTTGGGCAGAAAGTACAGAAGAAGGTCGAAAAGATGAAACTCGCAGAAGCGAACATGGAAGACCTCATACCTAACGTTCACGAATGGCATAAAAAGCATACCATCAAGGAGCTGGAGGCAGCGCACGATGCAATAAAGAAGACATTCGACAGATGGACATGGGACTTCACAACAGACAACTCGCTCCAATTCTTGCAAGGAAGACTACAGAGAGAAATCGGAATTGTCGCAAGAAGCAGCCACTCAACAAAGGAAGTCGCAAAGGAGGCATTCGAGAACAGGCTAAAACTCGTCAATAAACGAATAGACATGAAAGCCATTGGTGACTCCATCACGCACGAGCTGGACTTTGCAGGCAAGACAAAGAGCGCAATAGTCAAGAGGCTCGGAAATTGGATAAAGGCAACGCTCAACGACAACAATGCAGACCTCGCCAAACTTAGAAGCAAAGCCAAAGAACTACAAGACAAGGTCGGAAAACTTGAAGCACAAGCAGCTGCCAGAGCAGCGAAAAAGGCAGGCAATGCAACTCATATACAATCGAAGGCTGAAATCATACAAGAGATGAAAGATGCCTTTTTGAAAAGAGGCAAGAAACTCACAGATTCAGAAATACAGGTTGAAAACGGATTGTGCATTATCAACGCAGAGCAGCATGAGTTTATGGCAGAACACATGATGAACATCACAAGAGAGCAACGCAAACAGATATGGAATCATAGATACGGATACATCCAAACAGGTAGCAGCTTTACAATCAATGGATGCTGCCGAGACATTGCAGGAGCAGGAAAGCATGCAATCCATGGAAGTATCATCAACAACCCGAACATCGACAAATGCGCTGATTTATTCGGACGCAAACTCACAGAAGACCAAAAGAGAACAATAATTACACTCGATGCTGCCATAGGAAACAATAAGACAGAATTTCCGATGCTCGTCATAAGAAACGTGGATAACAATGCGATAAAAGCCTTATTCAAAGGCATCGACATGGATGGCTGCAACGTACCTCAAATTTGCAACAAAATCACGCAAAGCACGACACCAGCCATAACTCCAGACTGCGGCTACCTTTCAGTTTCAACAAACGCAACAAAGAACGTCTTCAAAGAAAGACGCTTCCAATTACAACTCGAAATACCAAAGGGAGCACAGATGTACGTTACAGAAAACTACACGGAGAGCGAGTGCATTCTTGGACGAGAAACAAAGCTCGCACTTATTTCAGCAAAAGTTGAAACGAGAGGCGGTGAAGACTACGGAATTATTAGATGCAGAGTTATTCCATAGCAAAAAAATAGGGAAGCGACACACAAGCCTCTTCCCTATTTTAACTTTTCATCGCATCTACCAATGGCGATGATTTCGCTTTGTTCTTGTGGCTCCAGCACGGAGCAAGAGCAATCCTCCGCACGATTCAGACAGCCATCACATACGTTCGTGGCAGCTTGAGAATTGGCGTTTCTTCGCCATTCCTCCCACCACTCAGCCGAATGCCCACCAAAAGAAGGGTCATCCTCAAATGAAAATTTCTTTTTCATACGTTCGGTTTTTGCGGCAAATTTACGAAAAAAGCACGAAACACCCAAGCGAAAAAGCGGTTATTTTCCGATTTTAAGGTTAATTCACGTTAAAAAGTGATTACCACGTAACCACTTTAACAAAAAAAGCCGTAAATTTGCGCCATTACAAATTTGTATAACCAAAACGTAAAATTTATGTTTGAAAAGATTTTAGCAGGACTCAAAACCAAATTTCCAGGGGTTGATTCCAAAATTCTAGAGCGGATAGCCAAGAAAAAGGCTGAGACGACAACCACGGAGGACGAAGTGAAAACCGTCGTAGATGGGGTGACCTTCCAATCCATCATAGACAGCGAAGGCGACAGACGAGCTAACGAAGTTCAGAGTTCAGCCATTAGCAACTATGAGAAGAAGTACAAGCTGAAGGATGGCAAGCCTATCGAGCCACCACAGCAAAAACCACCACAGCCGCCTACACCACCAGCAGGAGGGGAAGACAGCGAGGTGTTGAAGATGCTCAAACAGATCCAGCAGGACAACCAGCAGCTGCGAACCGAAATCAATGGCATGAAAACCAAGGAGCTCGGCAACCAGCGCAAGGATAAGTTCAGCGCATTATTTGAAGGAGCATCCGACAAATTGAAGGAACGCTACATGCGAAACTACGACCGACTCACCTTCAAGGACGACGAGGACTTCAACGGCTGGCTCGACCAGCAGAAGCCGTTCATCGAGAGCGACATCAAGGAGGAGAAGGCGCAGGGTGCCAAGACCACACCACCTGTCGGTGGAAAGCGCAAGCCAGGCGAAGAGGCAGACCCAGCGGTCACCGCTTACCTTAATGCAGAGGCAAGCCGAGAGGCACAGACGGCATCGCCTGTAATCATCGGACTTGCACAACCAGCGCAGCAGGCACCACAGCAGTAGCCAAGTTAAACTTTTAAAAGGGAAAAAGCCATGAACAGAATGTTCAAGCACCAGGACGCAGCTCCAGCCGACCCTATCATCTTCGAGACAAACGTATCGGAGAAGCCAGGAGGTGGACTCGTCAAGAACCCAGAGTTCGATTTGAAGCCAGGTCTCGCAATGGGACAGGACGCAAGCGGACTCTACGTCCCAATCAAGGGATACCGCCTCGTAACAGAGTGCAAAGAAGCTGACACCACTATCAAGATTGCCAAGGGTAGCGGTATCAAGAAGGGAGACGTAATCGCCCACGGCAAGGTGGGTGTCGCCTGCACAGAGGTCGACACCACAACCAGCGACGATTACGATGTTGTAACCGTGACGATGGGCGTGGCAATCGCCCAGGACACCGTCCTCTACCAGGCAGCCAGCGCAGCGGACGGAAGCAAAGCAGAGGCTGCACCAATCCACAAGCCAGAATACATTCTCGGCAATTTCATGGGCAACCTTGGCAAGGCTGGAGAGGGTGACTTCGAGGCTCGACTGATTAGAGCCGCAAGCCTTCGCAAGGAGACAGCACCTGTCGCTGCCGAAATCGTGGATTTGATGAAGGGCATCACGCTCGATTAATTAACACAAAGGAGAAAAGAAACAATGGAAGCACCATTATTCGACATTGACATCCCTGGAATGCAGGCAACCGTCAACAAGTTCCAGCCAGGTACAGGTCTTGCATGGGCTACCCTCTTCCCATTGAAATACACCCGAAAGTTCGATATTAAGGGCTTGGAGGGTGACGAGGGAATCCCTGTAGCTGCCGATCGTGTCGCATTCAACACCAAGGCTCCAAAGAAGACACGCCAGAAGGTCGGCACATGGAGCGGTAAGCTCTCCAAGTATTCCGTGAGCCGAGACAAGGACGAAATCGAGATTAACGAATACCTCGATTCACAGACACTCGCAAACTCAGCAACCGAGAACCAGCAGGAAAAGCAGGAACTCGTTAACCTGGTTTACGATGACGTTTCATTCGTCCGCAAGGCGATGGACTACAAGGTAGAGCTTGACTGCATGCGCATCGCATCAAGCGGTGTACAGACCTTCCCAGAAAAGATTGAAGGCGACATGGCATCACAGGACATCATCGACTTCAACGTACCGAAGGGCAACTTCATCGGTGTGAAGATTTCTGAGGTCAAGGCAGGAGCTGTCGTTAAAAAGAAGGGCTACGAGTGGAGCGATGAGGAGAACGCAGACGGACTCCTCGACCTCGCCAACGCCCAGGACATGATAGCCAAGCAGGGACTCACCAAGCCACGCTACGCATTCATGGAGAAAGCGAAGTTCCAGCAGCTGGTAGCACAGAAGAAGACCGCAAAGCGTCTGTACCCACAGGTCAACGACCTGTCCATGATTACAGCGGACATGATCACGCTGGAGAAAATCAACGCATACAACGCAAGCCCGACACGAGGCTATCCGCAGATTATCGTCCTCGATACATACGTGAGCCTCGAACACAAGGACGGCAGCAAGGAGACCATCAAGCCATGGAACGTGAATGTGGTTACACTTTCACCAACCATCCAGCTCGGCTGGACTTATTACAAGAACGTCCCAATGGTACAGAACACCGCTGCCCTGCAGGTTTATGGCGGTTTCTTCAAGGTGACACGCTACAGCGAGGTCAACCCACAGACCGAGACCACCATGGCAGAGGCATACGTTCAGCCAGGACTCATCAACCGCAAGTCTCTCGTCTTCTTCAACACCGCCAACCAGACCTGGGCGAACGGAGAGGCGAGCGCATAACACGTTTTATAAACAAGCAGCATGAAGACAAGCAACGCAATTAAAGCAATGAGCAACTACCCAATACCAGCAGCGACGATTGAGAATATCATCGATGAAGCTGGGCTGGATGCAGATGCAGACATCACCAGGGAGGTGCGAGCAAGCAACGAGTTCAAGAAGGCGAAAGCCCTCACATACGCCTTTCTTGCCGAAGCTCCGAACATCACCCAGGGAGGAATCAGCTACACATTCAACGAGGACGAACGCTCACGCTTCGCAAAGAAATCGAACAGCCTGCTAGCAGAGCTGGGAGAGGACGAAGCAGGAACAGATATCCCATGCGGCTACATCGGGGAGGACTTCTGATGATTATACAGAACGGCTTTCTTTTTACTTACGATACCACTGGAGGGGGAATGCTTCACGGCATCCCCCAAAAGGTGGAAACCAAGCTGAGCGACAAGGGCATCCCTTGCAATATCGTAAAAAACAAGAGCGACCACCAAGGCACGTACCAGGACGGCAAGTTCAGACAATTTGCAGCCAAGGTATTAATCGAACCGCAGGACTTCACCGCCAAAAGAGTGAAGCTAACCGACAACCGAGGCGTGGATCTCGGAGAGTTTGAAGTGCAGGACATCACCTACCTCGAAGCAGTAGAAGCATTGCAGATCACCGTCTAGAAGAGATTACCATGCCAATAAAACCCAACTTCACGCAAGCAGACATCCGAGCAAGGATGAACGCCATGATAGAGAACAGGAAGCAAGCCATCATCGCCCAGCTTTTCTACATTGGGGAGGAATGCCTGACCCAAGCAAGGAGCGGACACAAGTACTTGAACCAGACAGGCAACCTTTGCAGCTCTATCGGCTACTGCGTCCTCGTGGATGGCGAAATAGTACACGAGGGAGAATGGAAAGCCGTGAATGGAGGCAAGGGCGACGGAACAGAGGGAAAGAAACAAGGCGTAGCTTTTCTTCATGAACTTGCGGCAAAGCAGACAACACAAGGCATTGTTTTTCTGATGGTAGCAGGAATGCCATACGCCCAATACGTCGAAGCCATGAGCCTCGACGTTCTCGATACGAGCGAGCAGATGGCAGAACGCAAAATCAAGGCAATGCTTAACCGATTATTCAAAACGAAGTGACAATGGCAAGCAAAGGAACGACAACAATAGAAATGGACATGTACGCAGCCCTTGAAGAGCTGATGGGAAGTACGATAAGAGGAACATTCTACCCCAGCGAGCTGCGACCTATCGAAGCCAAGACCGAAGACGCAGTCCTTACATGTTCAAATGCCACAGCAGGACAGATCCAGGAAGGCAGGGCTAGGCTCAACATATACGTCCCCGACATCAATAACGGAGGAGCGAGCCTGGTACCCGACAAAGCCAGACTGATGGAGCTGGAGGCAATCGACGAACAGGTGCTGCAGACCCTTAATGATTCCTGCACCGCCTACATCTTCGACAAGTTCCAGGCAACGGCTACCATTGCGGTACCAGAGAGGAACGAGCACTTCGTTAATATCGGGATTCATTTTAGATTAGCAACATTTTCATAAACAAGGAGAACAAGCACATGGCAGATTCAAAGAAAATCATCATGGCATGGGGCAAGTGCAAGGTCGAGATTGGCGACACAGGAGAGAACGATGCATTCGCAACTACACTCTTCAACGTCGGCACCATCAAAGACCAGACAACGACCCTCACGTCCAACGATGGCGACCAGCTGCAGATGAAGGCAACAGGAGGCGAAGTCGTGGCGCAGGAAGACCTCGAAGGAACACTCGAGGTGGAGACTACCGTCATCGAGCCAACTGCGGAGCTTTACGAGAAGCTGGGCATTGCAGCCAAGGACGCTGATGGCGAACAGAAGGTCAAGACCCACATTGTGCCAGGCGACAAATCGATTAAGATTACCCCACACAACAAGGGAGCGAGAGGCATCAAGGCTCCGCTCTGCCGCATCAAGGTAGCACCAGCGATGGACGAGCAGAATGGTAACGCAATCAAGATCACCGCTTCAATCTTCAAGACAACAGGCGTACCAGAGACACCAGAATCGGGTGAAACCCCAGCTGTTGACAACAACTATTGGTACTCCCGTTTCACAACCAAAGAGGCTTTGAAATAACCCATAATTTCATCCAAGAGCAGGAGGAAGCGACAGAGCCACCCTCCTGCTCTTTCACTTTTTAATCGCATGGAAGAACAGAAAACATTAGAACAGCAGGTGGTCGATACCATCCTCCAGCGAAAGACAACCTCCCTGGAGATAGACGGACGCACCTACGAGATACCAGCACCGACACCAGCGACCATAATGCTGGTGAGCGAGGAAACCTCGAAGATGCCGTTAATCAACAAAGAGACGAAGAGCATCTTCCTCGAGACACTCCGAACCGCCAGGAACTGCAAAGCCATCGGACGCATTGCCGCCATATTGGTGCTCGGAGCAAAGCGCATAAGAGAAAACCACCAGGTCGTGATTTCAGAGACGAAGAAATGGAGCTGGCGACGTTTCCGATTCACCAAGCACCAGGAGACCATGAGCGAGCTGGACTTTGTAGCCATGCGCATCATGGAGGACATCACGCCAGCAACGCTGAACGAGACCATCACCAAGCGACTCATGGAGATGCAGCTGGGCGATTTTTTCGGGCTTACCACTTCCCTATCCGAAATAAACACGCTGGCGAGAACCAAGGAAGTGGAACAGACAGCCCCTGGTCAATAATCATCGGCTGGGCGAAGAACATAGGAGTCACACCAGAGGAGATCCTATACGATTACAGCTACGCCAACCTTTCGCTTTATTCAGCAGCGACACCGCAGTTTGATGATGAGCAACCACCAAAATGGGATGCGAAACTCGACGCAAACAATCCCGATAATTTCACAGATGACGAAGACGAAGAGGAAGTCTTCGTAAAGGAGTATTAAAATGGCAGATTTCGACAACGGAAGAGAAGGATTCTCGATAGGCATAGACGATTCACAGCTCCAATCGGACGCTGAGAAGGTGGTGCAGCAATTCGACAACATCGGAAGGCGAGCCACACAAGCTGGACAGAAGATAGACTCAGCATTCAATGGGGTCAGCACAGAAGCCCTGCAGCAAGAGACGAAGGCAGCGGAAGATAAAATCCACGACCTCGGCAACGCTACCAAGAGCGAGACCGAGAAGATGGACGCAAGCCTCAAAAAGATTGCTGCAGGAATCGGTGCGTACTTTTCAATCCAGCAGCTAACCCAATTCGAGAGCAAGGTCATCAGCATACGAAGCGAGATGGAAAGCCTGCAGACCTCATTCAAGACCCTCGCAGGAGAGCAGATCGGTGGCGAGCTTTTCGAGCAGATCAAGGAATACGAACTCCACACCCCAATGATTATGCAAGACCTCGCATCAGGAGCGCAAACCATGCTCGCCTTCAATATTCCTGCCCAGGACGTTATGCAGCACTTGAAAGCCATTGGCGACATTTCCATGGGCGACAGCGAGAAGTTCAAGAGCCTCACCCTTGCCTTCTCCCAGATGAGCGCAACAGGCAAGCTCATGGGACAGGACTTATTGCAGATGATTAATGCAGGCTTCAACCCATTGCAGGTGATTAGCGAGCAGACAGGAAAGAGCATCGGACAGCTGAAGGAGGAAATGGAGAAAGGCGCAATCTCCACCAAGATGGTGCAAGATGCGTTCCACGCAGCAGCCAGCGAGGGAGGTCAGTTCAACGGAATGCTCGAAGCACAGAGCAAGACCTTGAAGGGAGCGATATCCAACCTTGAAGGAGCCTGGCAGTACATGCTCAACGACATAGGCGAAGCCCAGGAAGGAGTCATCGTAGGCAGCATCGACATGGCACAGAAGATAATCGCCAACTACCAGCAGGTAGGACAGATTATAATGGGATTGATTACCACATACGGAATCTACAAGGCAGCGGTGGTTACAGCCATTGCAGCCGAGAAGCTCCACATCGAGACGCTGACCATTGCCAAGGTGCGAATTGCCGTCGTGGAGAAGGTACAAGCCGCCCTCAACGCAACGATGCTCGCCAACCCATACGTAGCAGCAGCCACCGCCCTCGGTGTATTGGTCGGTGTATTGGTAGCCTGCCACGACAGCACCACGGCAGAGGAGAAGGCGCAAGCCGCCCTCAACGAGACGATGGAAACAGCTAAACAGAAGGAGCAGGAATACAACGATGAGACAGACAGAGCCATCGAGCGAGCACTGCAGGACGAGGATGCAACCCACGGACGCAAGAATGCGATGGATCTGCTTATTCGGAGATATCCAGCCATCATCAGGAAATACATGGACGAGGAAGGACACCTCCGCAACATATTAAAACTTAAACAAGAGATTGCAGCACAGGATGGACTCAACAGGGTGCGGAGACTTAAGACTGACAAGAATGACGCAGACAGAGCCGCACGAGCCTTCAAGCTGGAACAGCAAGCAAGAAACAAGGCTGTCAGCGCAGGAATGGGTGCCAGCCAATACCGGCAGTTCTTGACAGGCTCGCAGCAAGCCGAAGTGGACTGGGCGAATAAATGGTACAAACAAAAGACGAACCAACCATGGTACCGAGGAGCCACCATCGAGGAACAAATCAAGTTCTCGAAGGATTACAGCGTCGGAGCCAACAAGAACGTCGCCAGGGAGCTGACTTCGCAGAATGCGGACAAATTCGCTGCGACATTCAAGGACATGACGAAGCACCAGCTGCAGCAGGTCATTAACACGCTCACCAAAGGCAAGAGGACAGGCAAGACCGTCCGCTTCAACTTGAAGGGTCTCGGCAATTACGCATACAGCCAAAGCGATATCCTGTCCATGCTTACCAAGGCACAGGGAATCGCAGCAGCAAGAACCAGGTCGAAGACCACCTACAATAAATCAGATTGGGAGAAGCAGCAGAAGGAGGCACAAGCCAAGCTCGACCAGATGGCAGACAGCCAGAAGGGAAGCAAAGAGTGGAACCAGCAGGTCTCACTCGTTAAGGAAGCGCAAGACCACATCGCCAGCAGAACAGTCTCCACACACCAATCGAGAACCACGGCAGCGCATAAGCAGCAGACAGAAGCCGAGAAAACAGCCAAGGAGCAAGCCAAGGCTAACGAGAAGACGGCAGAGGAGACCTACAAATACAGCCAGCAGCAGGAACAGCAGCAGAAAGCCAACCAGCTGCTCCAGGCGCAAGCCATCGTGGATGCCATGCAGGAGGGAGAGGCGAAGAAGCTCGCCCAGCTCGACCTCAACTACAAGAAAGAGAAAGAAGCCATCGACAAGGAGGAACAATCGCTCCTCCAGGCAAAGATAGACCATGCGAAGAACCTATGGGATGCAGATCCGAAGCATGAGAAGCAGGGCTTCTACGCAACAGGACAGCAGAAGGCTATCAAGCTAACCGATGAGGAAAAGGCTGGCATCACCGCCAAGAAACAATCGCTGGACGCTACGACGACCCAGCAGAGGAGCGAGCTCATCAAGGCATTGCTCGACAAATATGATGACGAGAACGAGAAGGCAGAGAAGACACGCAAGGCTATCACGGACGACATCGCCCAGCTTACAAAGCTGAGAGATGAAGCCGAGAAGCTGGGACAGAATGACATCGCCAAGAACTACGAGCATAAGAGACAGCAGGCAGCGCAAGCCCTGGAGGAGAACATACAAAGCGTTTACCTCGAGGAGCTGAAAAAATCCATTGATTGGGATGCAGTATTCAACAACCTCGACCGACAGACCACCGAACAGCTGAAGGCAACGAGAGACAAGCTCACCTCATACAAGAACAGCAAGGAATACCAGCAGGCAACACCAGAAAACAAGAAGGTGGTCTCCACGGCAATAGACCAGCTCAACGATGCCATCATCAAGGGGAGCGGAATATTCGGCAACCTGGCGGAGAACTGCAAGGCATACGAGAAAGCCAGCGAGCAATACACCACCGCCCTGCAGGAGCTGAACACCGCCCTATCGGAGTTTGACGACATCGAGGACAGCGACGCACCAGAAGAGGCGAAGGAGGCTGCACAGAAGAAGGTCGAGGCTGCACAGAAGAAGGCAGACGATGCGAAGAAAGACAAGGACACCAGCAAGGTGAACCGAGACAAGAGCTTCGATACCACCACGGACAACCTCATCCAGCTATCGCAGGCAATAACCCAGCTGGGCAGCACCAGCGAGATGAGCCTTTCAGAACTTGGCAACGTCGCCAGCAATGTAGCAAACGTATTCGGAGAGGCAGGCTCGAAGATAGGAGGCATCATCGGTGCCATCCTTTCATTGCTTGATGCAATACAGAAGCAGGGACTCTTCAAGTTCGTAGGTAACGTTTTTCAATCAGCATTCGGAGCGGTCGGTGGAGTTTTCCGAAGCCTTACAGGAAGCAAGCTATTCGGTACCGACACCAGCATCGAGGACACCATCAGCGACCTGACCCAATCCAACCAAGACCTGGAATCAGCCGTAACAAGGCTAACTGAGGTCATGAAAGACAAGGCAGGACAGGAAGCAACCGACACCTACCAGCGAGCAAAGAAGAACCTCGAAGATGCCACCGCCAACAAGCAGCAGATCCTGCGAGATACAGGTGGCGCATCCAGCAACGGATTCATCGGCATAGGAGGAAAACACTCTTCTAATAAACACATAAACGATTCAATGAGCTCCGCTGATTGGCAGCGAATCAGCCAAATCACAGGAGAGAACGTCCGCTCAGCCTCGGACTTCTGGAACCTTACCAGCGAGCAGATGGCGAAGGTGGCAGATGAAGCGACAGACCTGTGGTCTAAGATTAAGAATGCCAGCAACGACGGCTACAAGAGCAACGCCAGCAACATGGATGAGTACATCGAGTATTACAAGAAACTCATCGACTTGCAGAATGACTACAACGAGGCAGTGACGAACCTATCCTTCGACAACACCAGGGACGGATTGAAAGAGCTGCTGAGTGACACCACCAAGGGCGTGAAGGATGCAACCAAGAAGGTCAAGGAATACATGGAAGAAGCAGTTCTTACATACATCACAAAGACCACCCTCGCCAAGGATTTGCAGGATTGGTACACGCAGTTTGCAAGCGCAATGGCAGACGGCAAGCTCGACCAAAGCGAAAAAACTGACCTCCAAAAGAAATACGAGGAAGCATACCGTAAGGGAGAGCAGGCAAGAGACAACGCCTACGCTGCCGCAGGAATCGACCCAAAGGAAGACTACACGCAGAGCAGCAGCACCGCAACTCTCAGCGGTGCTACGCAAGACCAGCAGGACGAGACAAACGGCAGACTTACCAGCATACAGAACAGCCTGTCCATTGTTGCAGATGCCGTCCAGCAGCAAGTGGAGAACAACGCCATCATCGCCAACAGCGCAGCCATTATCCGCAGCAACATGGACGACATGATGGAGATGCAGATCCAAGCCGTCGGGTACCTGGAGAAGATAGAGCGACACACCAGCGAGCTGCCATCGATGAACCAGAAGCTGGAGAAGATAAGAAAGAACACCGAAAAGTTATAAGGAGACAGAGGCATGAACAGACAAGGCGAACTTTTCATCAACGACATGGACGCATACGGCATGTGGGGCGTTTGCTTCAGCGACTCCTCCCTTTGCTCCCTGGTAGAGCCAGAGCCGCTGAAGGATGCGGTCAGCAACAAATCCTCCACAGAGGACGGAAAGCAGATACGCAAGGAGGCGAAGCCAAAGGTGGACGAACGTGATATCACACTATTCGTCCAGCTTTACGCAACCAGCAGGGACGACATGTTCAAGAAGCTCATCGCATTCAAGAAGGAATTGAAGAAGCGACGCATCAACATCAGAACCAAGTACGAGAAGGACGTGGTGTACAGGTGCGATTACAAGAGCTGCAAGCAGTTTAAATCATATTTCAAGGGAATGGCGACATTCATCCTCACGCTGAACGAGCCGAACCCAGCAAACAGAGGAACCAAAGATTCAGACGATTATGAAGGTACAGCTTTATAATAGGGCGCAAGTCAAGGCATACACCATCCCTGTAGGCAGCGGAAGCACCTACACATGGAAGAAGCAGGAGGAGGAGTACATCACCGTGAACTTCTCCAGCGAATCCGTCCTGGCATTGAAGAAGGGATTCTACACCAACATCGAAAGCCTCGGACGATTTGAGGTCGTGGACTTGCCTACACCAACCAAGGCAAGCAAGGACATCGGCTACGAATACGAGCTGCGCCTAGACCGCCCATGGTATAAGTTCAAGAACCGCATCATCTTCTTCAGAAGAGGAAGCGTGAACGGAATGGAAGCAAAATGGAGCCTTACGGACACCATACAGGCGCACGCAGGCATTCTGACGGACAACCTAGCCAACATAGGCTACACCTACGCAGGGAAGGAATACCTCGTTTATATCCACGATGACGTAGAGAAGAGGAACGAGGCGAAGCTGATAGCATACGACAGCACCACCCTGCTAGCTGCACTCGACAAGATAGCAGAAGCGTTCGAGACCGAATGGTGGATAACCGAGAATACAATCCATTTCGGCAGATGCGAGCAGGGGCAGACAATAACGCTGGAACAGGGCAAGGAGCTGAACGGACTGAGCAGAAGCGAAGACAGCGAGGAGCATGGCACTCGCCTCTACGCATTCGGATCAAGCCGCAACCTCAACCAGAACTACAGACGTAAGCTGAAGAACCCATTCACGATAGACGGATTCCATACCCTCTACGGCACAAAGGTAAGATTCACAACCAACAAGCCGAAGAACTTCTTCAGCGAGAAGAGACGCATCAAAATAACCAGCTACAGCAAGTACGAAGGTCAGACGTTCACATTCAAGGTCGTAAGCGGTTCATACACCAACCCAGCAGCAGGACAGACGGTGTCCTGGAATAACCCAGTCTTCGAGATTGAGGTGGGCAGCATGGTAGATGCAATCGGCTTTCAGAACGGAACAGGCGTTCAGTTCATCATCGGAGACGAAACAGGTGGACAGACAGAGGACAGCAAGACTACGATGGTGAAGGTGGAGCGAGACAGCTACCCTATTTTCAGTTTCAAGGACTTGCAGCTTCAGAAGAAAGCAATCACCCCAAACACCAGGGTGACGCTGGCAGACAAGACGGAGACAGGTATCGAGTTCATCGGCATAGCCTCCGACGGAACAGACAGCGTGAACGACGGCAGGGACTGCTACGCATTGGCAGACAAGACCAAGCAGCTGGCAGGAAGCAGCCAGCAGGTCACCCTCTCCCATCTTGCCATGGCATACGTCAGCAAGCTCTACACGGAGCCGATAGACGGACAGAGCGAGGTAGCGATACAAGGCGTCAGCGACACCATCCTCCAGCTGCCAATCGGAACCCCATACATCGACAGCGACGTGAACCTGGATCCAGACGACATCACGGACATCGTAAAGACATACGAGGACATCTACCCAAGGGCACTGCTTACCATTACGGAGGTCACGGAGATAGCAGCCAAGACCACCGACACGGACACAGGCAACGTGACCTATTGGACAGCATACCGATTCAAGGCGAAGCTCCAGGACGGCTCACCATTCGTATTCGACAGCATCTACGAGACGCAGGAAGAAAACAAGCCGCTGAGCATCCATTTCGAGAGCGGTAAGCTGAACGGCATGGACTTCGAGGTACACTTCAACCCAGATGCAGACACCGACGACAAACAGCTCTTCGAGATTACCAGGAACGACACCTACACCCTCGAACTGCCGAACGAGACGATGAAGCCAGCAGCAGGAGACACGCTATACATGTACAACATGGACATTACCTTCATTGATGACGAATTGGTGGAGGCAGCGGAAATGGAGCTGAAGGCAGAAGCCGAGAAGGACATGAAGAAGATGAAGGTGGACAGCGGAACCTACACAGGAACCAAGAACCCCGTCCTTTTCGGACAGAAGGGAATCGAGCTGACATACGGAAGCAAGGTGAAGCTCGTAGCACCAGAGTACTTCGATGCAGAAGACCACGCAAGGGAAAGCCGCATCATTGGATGGGAGCTAGACCTTGAAGACTTGACGCAGGGCGAATACACCATAGGCGAGAGCAAGCATTCAAGCAGGAGCGATGCACTTGCAAGCACCGTAGACGAAATCGTGTACTACAACAACCAGCTGCAGAACACCACCGCACAGGGCAACCTGCCTGCATACGACAAGCTCATCACGGAGCTGCAGAATAAGATGCAATTCCTGGAAAAGCGGATGGACACCAAGCTGAGCAAGGTCTTCGAGGACACCGCCCAGCAGCTCATCACCCTATACAAGGGCATGACGATCGGTGAATTCGTGAGCGGACAATTCGGCAAGGGAGGACACATCGACCAAATGGGAAGGGCAGAACTTCATAGCCTCACGCTCCGAGATTTCCTAGAGGCTCCCGAATTAAGATGCAACCGAGTGACAATTCAGATAGGCAACCGCTGGAGGGCAGCAGGAGGAGGCATCATCAAGGAGGTGATACCAGACACCGATAGCGACGGAAACCAGCTGGCAACAGGAACCATCGTCCTCCACCTCCAGGACGGAGAGATAGGAAAGATTGCCGTTGATGACATCTGCCAGGGAATATGGCACGAGGGTATGGACATAGAGAGCAACGAGAGCGATGACTACGACGACGGCATCGGCAACTTCAAGTTTGCAGGATTCTATACCGCATACTTCCGAATCACGGAAATCATAGACACCACCCACAACAGCAGGGTGCGCTACGCATTGCGTCCAACAAGCGATACCTGGAAGACGCAGCACCACCCACACGAGGCGATGCACTTTGTGGCATACGGCAACTTCAGCGACACCACGAGACAGAAGAGCCGCTACAGCACGCTGACATACGAGCGGTACCTGACGGACGTGAACAATTGGGAATTCAGCAAGGACATGATAGCCGCCCAATTCGGAGACTTGACGAATCTGAACATTTTCGGCTTCAACATGAAGGGCTACTCCGCTTACCTTAACAACATCTACATGAGCGGTACAATAGAGCAGTTCGAGAACATGGGCAGGAAGATGTACATAGACCAGAGCTTGGACGGACACATGGCAGCGGATGAAACGGAGACCGTAACGATTCAGATCCTGGACGGATACATGCAAGACCACACGTCCGAATACAGCTTCAAGGTGGAGCGAGATACAGGAGACACGGCATCCGATGCCGTCTGGAACGCCAAGCCCGAGCACCTAAACTGCGGCTCATCGTTTAAGATTTCGTTTTCAGATTTGCACATCAACCCGAACCACAGCGGAATCAGCACTCTATTCTACGTTATAGCAGACGACGGAAAAGACACTCCGATAACGGAGCCATTAGAATATTAATTTTTTAAGCAGAGGAGAAACAGAATGGCAAACCAAAAGAGGACATTCCAATCTGAGCGCAAGCACACAAGGCTCGACTTTTCGCCATTGAATCTGACATGCGAGCTGGTCTGCATCACGCCAGACGCACCGACGGCACAGACAGCCAACACTGCGCTGGGGCAATACGAGCCAGACCGCTCGATTACCCCGACAATCATCAGACCGCAGACGACGGTCAATGACCCCGACGGAATCTTCACGTCGGGAATCAACAACAGGAACCTTGCAAGCGACCAGCACGCATGGTTTGTGAATTCCACGCCAATCGCCAAGGTTTGGAAAGAGGGAACAGACTACGAGATCATCAAGGACGATACGGATGACAACGGCAGTTTGAAGGTGATGCGAAACATTACACCAGGAGAGGTGGCGGCACTTTCGTACACGGGCATGTTCTACGATTTCCGAACAGGAACGAACAATTCGGTGAGCGGAAGCGGAATGGCACTCACCACGACAGACAAGGGAGGAAACAAGCTGGCATGCTGCGTAGATTGCGAACAGCTCATCTACGACCCACTGAAGGATGAGCTCCTCCTTTACGAATACCTGGTAGCGGAAGGCATCGAGACAGCAGGGCAACGAGCCAAGTTCGTGAACGGAAAAAGCTACGAGCGAACCGTAACCATTACGCTCACCCAGGGAGACACTACGCTGACGAAGCTGCCAGCAGGAATCACGATGCGCCTCGTGGAGCGAGGAAAGACGGCTGCACTTGCAGCAGGAACGCTCCAGCACCCAGAAATCAAATCGATAGCATATCCGACAATCGGATTCGATATGCGATTCACATGGGAGAAGGAGTTCGAGGTTCAGTTTGTCGATGCAAAGGGCAACGTGAAAACCAGCACAGGCATCACTCTCATTCGAGACATGAGCCTGCTGACACAACACGACGTGGCGAGAGGCAACGATGTAGTCCCAGGACAGCAACGCTACAACAACCACGGAATTTTTGCCGCAGGAAGCCAGCTCATCCAATACCCAGAGCTGTACTACAACATTCAATGGTGGACACAGGCGAGAGTTTATAACGCCACCAGCAAGGCGTATCAGTTTGCAGATAAAATCTACAGACAGACAGGCGAAAAGATGGAGTGCAGCGTTGATTCATTGGGCATCGGCTACGAGAAGAACCTTAGCTGGTTTGATGTTTCGATGGACATCGAGGAACGAGAGCCAGCAGCTATTCTGACAAGCGAGAACGCAAACATCGTCCTCACGGACGAGAAAGGTAAGGTTTTAATTTTTTAGCTTATGAGATACGCAATTGTAGAGACAAGCAAGGCAGAAGCCAAAGGGCTGAAAGCCAAGCTCCATCGAACGAACAACACAGGTTCGAAGATGGCAGTGAACGAGAACGAATTGCTGAAGGTGAACGAGAACCCCGAGACAGCAGCAGCAGAGCTCGGAGGAAAACTACAGGAACTGCAGGAATTCAAGAATGAACTTAATAAATGGGACGAATAAAAAATGGGAAACAAGATTAAAGGAGCGTTCACGGTGCGCTTCATCAGAACAGGCGACCAGATCTACGTCAGCAAATCCATCGTGAAGTTTGACAAGGCAGGAGCGGAAAGCGGAGGCTCGCTCTTCCAGGCAATCGACCCGACAAACGGAACATTGTCCGTCGATTGGAAGACCGACATCTACAACCAGCCAGCCTTGAAGGTGGGCATCAAGAGTGCAATCGGCAACCCTGTAACGATTACAGGCATCAAATGGACGTACCGAGGCACGGAGCTGACATTCAACACCAGCGCAGCCACCACAGGCAACTACACAGGCTGGAACCTGTCAACAGATGGCAAGTTTGCCGAGAAGGAGGTGGACGGCTACTGCTACCTGCGACTGATTGACAACGCAGCAAGCACCACCATCATCTCGAACCAAATCATCGGATATGAAATCAGCTACATATCCAACAACGTCCGAGACTCCATCGCAGGAACGGAGGATGTGCTGATTCAGCAGGCAGGAGCAGACAGCTACAGCATCAACATCACGACAAGCCGAAGCACGCTGAATGCGACAGACAAGAGCACCACGCTGACCGCAACATACCTGTACGGAACGAAGCCAATCAGCGATGAGGAATTTGCAAAGAATTGGAAGCTGGAGTGGTATAAGGATTTCGTCCTTATGAGCGGACAGAACGGAAAGACCATCACCGTAACGAGAAGCGACGTAGATGGCAGCTCCGTATTCAGCGTCAAGCTCCTGCACAAGGAAGGCGATAACTGGGTCGCCAAAGCCGTCGATGCGCAACGAGTAACGGACGATTCAGACGAATGGATCATCGACTCAAACCCTGACGGAGCGAACCCCGACGCTATTTCAAAGACAAGCAACGCAAAGTTTGTCCTTTCGCTTAAGCAGAACGGAGTGAAATACACAGGAACCATAACATGGGGATGGGAAGTGTACAATGCGCTCAACGTAAAGACCTACACAGGCTCGGGAGCAAATGTAACGCTGACAGCGGAAATGGCGAAATGCGTACCAGACGCAAGCAACCAGGACAAAAATTATTATTCAGATGTAGCCTACGAAGTGACTGCATCAATCTCATAACATTTAAAAAGGAGAAAAGATATGGCAGACGTACAATATAAGAAAGTCACAGAATTCGGTACCACAACCGCTTTGAACGGAAGCGACTACGTGTTTGTAATCGCAGGAGGAACACCGAAGAGAATCACGCTCGACAACCTGCGAGCAATGATGGAAGAGAACCAGCAGCAGTTCTTAGACGAGAACGCATTCTGGATTGAAGAGAACACAGCATCAAGCAGGGGATCCGCATACTGCGAGACAGGAGGCAACAGCCTCATGCGCCAGATTTGGCTGTCGAAGATTACGGCAATCCTCATGACACCAGACGGACACTTCACCCGTCTGAACCCGAACGACCACCGCTACACAGCAGACGGAGACCAGGTCGTGAAGGACGGAGCCGTGGTAGCAGCATACAAGAATGCCGATTGGTTCGGTATGCTAGATGGCGGTTATTGGAACTACCTCCAGGAGGTGACAATCGGAGGAGTTAAGCACATCCGACACCACATATCGCTCACACCGCTGCCAGGTGGCTGGTTTACCAAGAACGTCCCTGCCGGCATGTTCAAGTGCACCATTCAGAACGGACAGATGCGAAGCATTCCGTTTGTGGTTCCGAGCGGAGGCAGCAACATTAATCAGTTCTTCAACTACGCCCAGGCACGAAGCAAGAACCATGGACTAGCAGGCGAGCCGTTCAGAAACCTGCTTCTGCAGTACATCATGGCGAAATACGGGTACCGAGACATTCAGAACCTCACAGCATCCGATGGTACAAAGATATTCGGATGCTGTCTTGACGGAACAGAGAAGAGCGCAACTTCAACATTAGCGGACGGATTCGCAAGACAGAAGAACATCAAAACAGGCGCATGCCTGGCATTGGGCTACAGCGACGGAAAGGTCGCTGTCAAGGACGCAGACAACTTCACATGCCACAGCGTAAATGTTGGCGTATGGGGTGACCCATACGGTCAATATTGGGAAATGGACGGACACCTCTGCTCGGTAGGAAGCGACGTTTATCAATGGGACGACAACTTCATGCCTACAGGTAAACCGACGACGGACACCTTCAAGGCTATCAAGTACAACAAGCTGACCCGAGCAACAACCAACGGACTCCAGAACGTAGATATCAACCTCATCACCACGAAGGGAGCGCAGCACATGAGCTACGTACCGCTTAAGGCGCATACAGGCGTGAGCTACGGAGATAACTATTGGTACAACGCAGAAGGACAGCTGTGGCTTGGTGGCGGCAGCTCGTTCCACGGTGCGAATTGCGGTCTCGCTTTTGCGAGCTCGAACAACGCCTGGTCGAATGCGAATGCGCACATCTCGGCTCGGCTTGATTACCATGGCGACCTTAAAGAGGTCACCTCTGCCGAGCTGAAGAGACTCCTGGTATCTTAAAAAGGAGCAGGAAACTCAGCGAGAAAGACATTTTAAAAAGGGGGCGTGGGGGATTCCCCCCACCCTTCAAATTTAGCCAAGAAAAAATATAGACAAAACCCCTCGCCCAGCTCGTGGCGAGGTAGGCAAAAGGGAAGGACAGCTGTGGATTGGTGGCGGCAACTCGAACAACGGTGCGAATTGCGGTCTCGCTTATGCGAACTCGAACAACGCCTGGTCGAATGCGAATGCGAACATCTCGGCTCGAATTACTTCAACGTTTACGTAACAATAAACGACAACCATAAGGACATCGGTACTGCGTCATGGGAAAATGTCCGCCTTTCCCGAGCCTCGGCAGCTGGTGCATAAGTATAGCCAGTGTTCAGCCGAAACAAATCGAACTTGCGCAGGCAACGTCAAGCGACCTGCCCGTGGTGTTAGTAAATCCGACCAAAAGGGTCGGAAGTTGAAAGCTCTGCACAGAGTGAAGCAAGCCCAACGAGAACAAAGAACGAGCACGACTTGAAAAAAGAAAATTATGCCGAAGAGACAGGGTTACATATATGATTGCACCTGGCAATGGGACACCTTGAAGGAAGCGGACAGGGTCTCGACAAGGCGCAAGAAAAACTACGGAGTGAAGAAACATAAAAAGCAATGGTTGAAAGACCTTGTGGAAGTTCAACAGCTCATCATCGACCGAAAGATCAAGACGGACGAATACCAGCACATGAAGCTGAAGAATGGAAAGAAGGAACGAGACATCAGCAAGCTGAACTTCCACCCGAACCACGAATGGCATCAGAGCCTCGTCTTAGTAAGCCACGACAGAATAGAGCGCACGTTGATTTCACACACTTATGCGTCAAGAATCGGCTACGGACAGATAGCAGCTGCGCTTCAAGTCAAGAGATGGCTAAGAGAGAACAGAGAAGAATGCAGATGGTTCGCCCAGGGCGACATTTGCCATTATTACGCTAACATATTGCATGCATTGCTGAGACAGAACCTGGAGCACATCTTCAAGGATAAAGAATTCATCGACGCATACATGGAACCGTTCGAGAGATTCACCGATGACGAGAAAGGGATACCGCTAGGCATACGACCAAGCCAGGATAGCGGAAACCTCGCCCTCACGAGATTCGACAGGTTCCTAAAGGAAGTAGCCAAGGCACACCTTTACATCCGATACCTTGACGATTTCGTCATATTCGGCAAGACGAAGGGCGAGGTCAAGCGAAAGATGAAAATGGCAACAGCCTTTTTGAAGGAGCTGGGCTTCGAGGCGCATGAGCCGAAGATACGTCCGATTAGCGAAGGCTTGGACTTCCTCGGTTTCGTTTACTACGAAGGAGGCGACATGTTCTGGAGGAAGAGCGACAAGGTGCGCTGGCTCAAACGAAGAGCCAAGGTCACCAACAAGCGCAGGCTCCACGAAATCGATGCAGCAGCATGGGGAATGATAAAATGGGGAAACCGACATTGCAAAAGATTATTTAAAATGGAAACAGGAATAAATTTATCAGACTTAGGCATCAAGATGCCCGAGAAGAAAGACAAGAACGGAAAGCGAATCATCGACACACCGAAGATAACGACAGCCGTCATCCTTAACAAGGAGATAGAGGTCATCGATTGGGTGCGAGACGTTGAGACATCATACGGCAAGGGACGATACGCATTAGAGATTGAATTCTACGGAGGCAAGAACAAACTCATTGTCAACAGCCCGAGCATGAAGCAGCTCATCGATGCGTTCGAGCAGGCACGAGTGACAAGATTCAAGGCAGTGGTCATCGACAAAGGAGGCTCGCACTTCGAGTTCAGCCAGGTCAAGATTCTCGAGATTGACAAGAGACCTGTCGCCAAGACAGAAGATGGCAAGCTGATATACACAGACACAAACGAGGTCGTAGATCTCACCAAGTTCAACAATAAAAAAGAGGAGACAAAGCAATGAAACAGCAGTACGGTAACATCAGAAGAGTGTTCATGACAGAGCAGCCAGCGATTTATGACAAGCAGACTCGCATCGCATACATGGACTTCCAGAAGGACTCGCAGGTACAGACAACCACCAACAGCGAGACCAGCACAAGCACATCATCCAAGGGCAGCAAGGCGAAGGATGAACAGACAACCATCGAAGGCTTCAGCGGTTTTGTTATTCAGACCGATGGCATCATGGACTACGCCCACATCAAGAGCCAGCTCGTAGAGGCAGCGTTCCCACAGAAGGAAGAGCATGCCCTGGCATTCAACACCATCGATGCGCTGATGAAGAAGGTAGATGGCGAGGAGCTGACAGCAGAGGAGCAGGCAGACATTGCAAGTTACAAGGAATTCGCAGAATACCGCAACATTTGCGCAAACTGCGCCAAAGCAATCCTTAGTTCATTGAAAGATTAATTAAATGGAGACCCATCATGCAGAAAAAGCGAACATTCAAGGCAGCATTCACCTGTAGATGGGCTCCTTCAGACGGCAAGGACGGACAGAACGGAAATGACGGTGTCGGCATCAAAACTGCCGACGTCGTCTTCAAGCTGAGCACCAGCGACACACAGCAGCCAGACAATGCAGGCTGGGTCACCCTTTTCTCCCAATTGCAGCTGAAGGAGCGAACCTACGTATGGAGCTGCACCAGGATAGAACTGACCAACGGAACCACGACATATACAGGTAAGCAATGCCTAGGTTCAAGCAAGGACTTCGTAACAATCACCGAGCAATATGCCGTGGGCAACAGCCCAACCACAGCACCAACGAGCGGATGGGGAACCACCTACATGCCAACCAAGGAGCTATGGTTGTGGACACGCAACAGGATGGAATGGAAGAACGGAACCTATACCTACAGCACGCCTTTGTGCGTTAGCTACTTTAGCAAGGACGGAAACCCTGGTAAGCCAGGTGCAGGAGGAGAGGACGGAAACGGCATCAGCTCACAGACAACATACTTCATCGCTACAGACAAGATGAAGGTCGCCTCCTATTCCTCCGTTACAGGCTGGAGCACCACCTTTCCAACGGCAACAGAACAGAAGCCATACGTATGGAAATGCGTGAAGACGACCTACACCAAGAGCGGAACAACCTACTCCACCCCAGAGCTTATAACGACTTACCACAGCGGAGACAATGCAAACATCATCGACAACGCAGCCTTCACCAGCGCAGACAACATGACGGCATGGACACTCCAGAGCCAATACCAGGCATTAAGCGGAAAGGAGGTGCCAAGCGACAAGGGAGCAATTGACCCAACCAACAAGAAGGACAACCGCAACTCCTACCATGACACCTGCAAGGCTACAGGAGCAACCATTACAATGAAGGAGGTGCTGCGGCAAGTCATCCATAAGCCAGGAACAATAAACAAGCTGGCAGCAGGGCAATGGTACACGTTCAGTTTTTGGGCGAAGGGAAGGCAAAAAGTTATCCCGATTAACGAGACAAGCAGCAGCTACGGATTTGCGGAAAGAAGCCTATACCTCGTCGCAGGAAGAACCTACAACATCACCATCGTGGGCAAATGCAGCCAGGATGCCGTAAACAATGGCAAGGAGCTACGAACATACATCTACAAAAGCGATTGGAGCGAAAGCGCATACACATCAACAGACTCCACCATCGTAACAGGCATACGGATGACCTTCACGCCTAAGAAAACAGGCGAATACAAGCTGAATAGCTACATGTACAACCAAGACTACCCTCGAACAGGCAAGGTCACGGTGTACCAATACGAGATAACTGACGGACTCGACCTCACCACCTTCATCTATCCGACAGCGGTGGACACGAACACCAAGATGATTGTAGACGGAACCGAGAAAGCAGCAACGCCAGCAGACCTGGGAGTTAGCTGGGCATTGACAAGCGAATGGAAGAAGCATACGGTAACATTCAAGACCAAGGAATCCATGAACAGCGACGAACAGGCTGTCCTGTTCAGATTGCAGCCGACACCGAACGAAGAGGCGTACCGAGAGGTATGGATCTGCATGCCGAAGCTGGAGAGCGGAATGTTCGCCACAGGCTTTGTGGACGGAATCGATGACCTGCGAGGAATACCAGGACTCATCGAGAGGACGAGTGAATGGGCAGCAGGTGTCGAGTTCCACAACGACGAGAACCTGACAGGAGGCATCCGATACCTTGACTTGGTGACCGTCACCGACAACACGACAGGTAAATTCGAGCTTTACCAATGCAGGGTGACACATACGTCCACAGCAGCGAACGCACCGAGCGACAACAGCGCAGAATGGCTAAAGCTGAACCAGATGCGACCAATCTACACGCCACTCATCGTGGCGAAGAATGCCGTCCTCCGCTTTTCGCAGACAAACCGAATCCTCATCACCAACAGCAAAGACAAGGTTCAAGGCTGCTTCGGAGGTGTCGAGGATGAGACCAACGGCTACCCTTTATGGATTGGAGCGATTACTGCAGCAGACGCAAAGTTCAGAGTGAAGTACGGAGGAGATCTGTACGCCAAGGATGCCAGCATCGAAGGTCGAATTACTATCGGAGAATTATACTACACAGAAGGCAAGACAGATAGCAATGGCATATACCGAGGATGCGTAATAGGTGTAGGAACTTACAAGCTACCAAAACTTGCACAAGGCGAATACAAAGTCTTGAAAATCGCAAACATTAAGGTAACAAGAGTTGGATTAATTTTGAGATTAGAAGGAGAGGATGGTACCGTAGGATTTCTTGATGAAGGGAAAGAAACCATAGATGAGGTACAAGCATCACTCACATTAGATCCTCCTTCAATAGGAGAAGTTGTAGGCTTTGGTATAGCAAAAGGATTAAAATACGAAACGATTTGGAAACTTAAATATTAAAATGAGAACAGAACGATGAAAATTAATTTTGAAAGAGTGGAGGTTTTCACGAACCTCGCAAAGACCAAGGCAGCGGTCATCGACATCAAGGAAGGATTTGCAGACGCAATCTACACCCAGGGACAGGGCATCGCCTGCCACGCCCTAGCCATGAAGATTTACAACTCCCATGGGGAGGAGGAGTACAGCGACAAGGAAGCCGAGCTCATCAGCAGATGCTCCGAGATTTGCACCCCAGCAGTGATGGACGGCATCCAAGCAGCCATCACAAAGGGCAGAGAGCAGAAGGAGGAGCAGGCATGAGCGCAGAAATTCTTCAAGCAATAGCGACCGCCCTCGTTACCATTTTGGGCTGCTTCATGTTCTACGACAGCAAGAAGCGAACCGAGGCTGCGAAGGCATCGCAGGAGGAAGCCAAGGCAACGGCTCAATACGCAAGCGGATGGAAAGACCTCTGCGAGCGAAAGGACAGCGAGCTGAAAGCCAAGGACGAGAAGATAGACAGCCTCTACGATGTCCTAAACCAGCACCGAGCAAGCGAGGATAAGCTGAAGGACGAAAACATGGAGCTCCGTCTGCAACTCCAGGAGGCAAGCTGGAACAGATGCATCCGCAACGGATGCGAGCGGAGAAGCCCACCACGCAAGAGAGAACAGGAAAAGGAGAACTATACAGACAGAACAGACGAAGAAGGCGTATGAGACTTACAACATATTTAATGAAGCTCATCCAAACCAACAGCGGAGCATCCAGCAAGGCATTCTTTTTGGTAAGCGTGACCATCATCGGATGCCTCCTGCTGTTGACAATAGGATTCGTCCTGCTTTACGAGGTGCTCACCACGAACACCATCCACACCGACCTCATGGGCATTGCTGCAGTAATCGGTGCGATTGGCTCACTTTTCGCAACAGCAGGCATAACAAAAGCATTCGGGGAGAGGAACGAGCCAACCTCCCCAGGTAACCAACAATCCAAAACGGAGGAATAAACATGGCAGAAGTAGAGAAATTCGCACCTTTCGTCCTTAAATGGGAAGGAGGTGCCAAGTACACAAACAACAAGCACGACAGAGGTGGAGCAACCAAGTACGGAATCACCATCGCCACCTGGCGTACCGTAGGCTACGACAAGAACGGAGACGGCAAGATAGACGAAAAGGACGTGAAGCTCCTCGACGAGGAGGACTTCAAGATGGTGCTCAAGCGCAACTTCTGGGACACCTGGAAGGCAGACAGAATCAAAGACCAGAAGGTAGCAGAGAGCCTGGTCGATTGGGTCTGGAACAGCGGAAAATGGGGAATCATCAAGCCGCAGGAGCTCCTGGGAGTAAAGGCAGACGGCATTGTCGGAGCGAAGACCCTGGCAGCGGTCAACAACTACCCGAACCAACGCCAGCTCTTCGAGGCATTGAAGAACGCACGAAAGGCGTACATCAACAAGCTGATAAAGAAAGACCCAAGCCAGATAGTCTTCAAGAAAGGCTGGCTCAACAGAATCAACGATTTAAAATATGAGGATTAACACCATGACGAAAGAACGAAAGACAAGCATCCTCGCCCTGATCATCATCTGCATTGCATGCCTTTTGGCAGGATGCGCAACGAAGAAAAAGGCAATGACAGAGACGGCAACAGAGCAAGAGACAACGAAGGTGGAGCAAGTGAAGGACACCGCCATCACGGAGACCTACGACACCACCAGGATCACCCAGAAGCTGGTACCCGTTGAGATTGCGGTACCAGAAGCCAAGCTGGAGCGAACCACCAAGGACACCACGTCGGTGCTGGAGACAGACCTGTACAGATCCACCGCAACCTGGGCTAACGGAGTGTTGACACACACGCTGGAGGCGAAGCCAGGAGCGAAGCTGAAGGGACAGGCTACCGCAACGGACACCACCAAAATCTCCAAAAAGAGCTCGTCCACGAAAAACTCGAGGAACTCCTCGACGGATTCGAGGAACAGCCAGAAGGACACCCAGCAAACCACCAAGACAACGCAGGCAAGCTGGGACATTTGGCTGGGAGCTGGTATAATAATAGGTATAGGAGCAACCATCGCCATCATTTGGATCTGGCGCAAGCGAAAGAAGCCGAAAAACTAGAAAGAGACCTCTTCACCGACAAGGTGAAGGGGTCTTTTTTTTTGATAACTTTCTTTAGCTAAGTTGTTGATTTTCTGCAACTTATAATAACTATAAAGTTATACAACTTTGCGGAAAATTGATTATCTTTGCATCAGAAAAAGAAAAGGAAACGACCCCCTAACCAAGGGTCATAATTAAGCCCTACGGCAGCACGGTAAAGCCGCATTTTATGACAAAGACAGGCGACGCTTTTATATACAAGCACATGACAGGGATCATCGACAACATCATGGAAGGATACCCTGTAGTTCTTACAACCGAGGACGGCACAACCATAACCATCACATACGAGGGTGAGGCAGCAGACAAGCCATTCAAGGTTACACTTAAAAAGAGAGCAACCCGAGTAAAGGCTTTCCTTTCAATTGAGACAATGGAATTCTACCTCGGCAGATTCAACTACACAGACATTAAATTTTAAGGAGGAACAAACAATGAAAAAAGAATTAGCAGACAACATCATAAGCCAGATAAAAAAAGACAAGGTTCAACAAGCAACCATCACTCTCAAGAGCGGAAAGGAGATAGAGTTCAACCCAACAGACGATGACTGCAGATTGATGAAGCAACCAGATAGCATCTATTCAAGCAGCATCCTCATCATAGAAGGAGAAGGAGGTACGAGTTTTATCGAATGCGAGGAAATAGCAATGATTAATATTTAAGGAGGACAGCGACATGGAAACAGCAATTAGAATCACAATAAGCCTTGGCGACGCAAGAGAAGGAATCGACAGAATCCTGGATAACCCATACTTCGAATGCCTTCAGCGTACAGCAATCAACCAATGGGAGAGCGAAAGATTCGACGATGAGGATGAGGACGAAGCAGACGACCTCTACGAATTGAAAGAGACCCTCACCCACACCCTGGCAGGGCTTGATTACGACATAGAGGACATTACAGAGTTTGACATTGAATATTAACATTTTAAAGATAGGAGACAATAATCATGATGAAACAAGAATTTGAGGAAAGAGCAAACTTCAAGGTTAGCCCAGAGTGCTACCACACATTCATAGAGCCAGGATACAACGCAAGCAACCTGGACAAAGACGAATGGGTGAAGGAGTGGAAGAAGAACGGAGGTGTTCAAGATGCCTACGATTGGGAATGCGCAAAGCGAATCAAGGCAGAGAAGGCAGCCAAAGGAGCTGAAGGCGAAAAGACAAACATGGCGAAGGCACTCATCAAGAAGGCTGACCAATTCAACGACGAAGAGATGAACCGCATGGCGATCGCCATCATCGGAGAAAGAGATTACCTGGTTTATAAGCTAGAGAACCAGCTGAAGCTCACAGAGGACGATAAGAAGCGAATCCTCGCCAACTTGAAGTAAGAAGGAAACAGGGGAGCCAACCACTCCCCTACCAAAAGAAAAGGAAATGGACAAAGGTGCAACATTCAAGAAAAAGATAGGAGAAGACACGATAATCGTGACGATTTTAGACGAGTTCCACTTCATGGGACAACGCAAGTACGCAACAATAAGAAACATCTTCGACAAGGACGGAGATCTTGTAGCAAACGACCAAAAGGTCGAGTTTGGAGCTGACAGCTTCGACGAAGGAATAAAGAAAGGAAGATACAAGGAAATCAAAAGCCACATGACAATCATCGGATAAAAAATAGAGGAAATGAGACAGATTGAAGCAAAGACATACGTAAGCGAAGAAATTCTGAAAAATGAATATGACTACACCTACGGAGAGAAGAAAGACCAGAAGGTGGACTTCACGTTCATCAACACCAGAACAGGAAAAGAGAATACGAAGCAGGCAGTTTTTAACTACCGCCACGCTTTGAATTTAGCAAGAGAAAGACGCAACGACGGAAGATACAAGAATTACGAATACGCAATCGGATAAAGAAGGAAACGGCTGGGATAACCACCCAGCCACAATACAACAAGAATATGAACAAGAAAAGAAGAACGGCATTAAACGAGCTCCTCACCAAGCTCGAAGAGATAAAGAACCAGGTGGAGGAGATCATGGATGAGGAGCAGACGGCACTAGAGAACCTGCCCGAAGCCTTCCAGGAAGGAGAAAAGGGCGACACGATGCAGGAAGCCATCGACAATTTGTCGAACGCAATGGACGCAATCGACGAAGCCACAGAATACATTAATGAAGCAACGAACTAGAAGAAAGGAGGACAACATGGCAAATTACATCCGTGAATGGAACAACATGGCAAGATGCTACAACCCATTCGGCTGCCCTTTCAAGGCAGCACACCAGGGAACGACAGAGAGACGCTGCACCCTGGAGGAAGACTGCGTGAGCAAAGACAAGAAGGCTACGTACAACTACGTAAAAAAGAATGAAGGCTACGTAGTACTGAACGAGAAACAGAGAGCAGAGCAAGCAGCCAGCATGACAGGGCACGAGCTCGACCAGAAAATCGAGACAGCAAAGCAGCTCCTCAACCAGCTAGAAGAACTTGGAAAGGAGTTCGATTTGAAGGAGACTATCAAGGAGGTGCATAAATGCATCGACATCTACACCAAGGAGCGAGACCAACGCAAGGAGGCTGGCACTTGGAAAGAATGGGGAGTTTAATTTTTAAAAGGAGAACGCAACATGGCAGAACCAAGAAAATACAAGTCAAGCAAGCGAGGCGACGGACGCACCCAGAAGCGAATCGGGGTCGCCATAGACAGCGAGCTGGAGGATTGGCTGAACACCAAGCCAAACAAGAACCGCTACATTAACGAGCTGATACGACAAGACATGACACGCCACAAGGTGATTATTACGACGGCAGGAAAGCCAGAGATTAAAATAATCGAGCCTTGACAGACAGGAGAAAGGGAGAATCCTACACAGGATCCTCCCTTATTTCGTACCGTAGAACACCCAATCCAGGACACGACGATTCGCCTCGTCCACCTTCCGCTGGTCGAAATCGATATAGATATCGGTAACGGAAGAACCACCATGACCAAGCGCATGGGCGATAACGTCCTTTGGGATATCCAGGGAAGCAGCAATCGTCGCCCAGGAATGGCGAGCTACATAGGAAGACAGCATCGGGAAGGCAGGACGGAACACCTCCACTTCACGATACACGCCCAGATCATCGGTGCGCCATTCCTTCACGACAGAACCAACAGCCTTCAAGCCACGGCACATTTGCATAGTAAAGGAGGTATAGCGTTTTCGGTTTTCCCCCCAGGAGACAAGCCGACCACAGGAGCCGTGATACTTCTCGATGAGAGCAGCAGCTTCTGGCTCCACCTTGATATCATAGAGCCGCCCAGTTTTGGAGCGACGATAGGACAGGCGACCATCGACAAGCTGCCCATCTTTCAGAGCCAGCAGATCAACCAGGTTAATGCCGACCAAGCAGAACGAGAGCTTGAAGGCATCGACATACTGCTGCTGCCAGGTCAAACCAGGGAACGAGAACAGCGAGCGAAGAGCCTCCACCGATACAGCTCGTTTCTTGGTCGCCTCCGATTTCACCTTGAAGGAGCGGAACGGGTACCAGGAGGTGATGCCATTATCGATGGCATCATTGAAGACAGCTCGAACGTTTCGCAGATGAATGGAGCGAGCATTCACGGAAGGACACCCACCCTGCTCGGTACCAAGCCACGCCTCGAACCTGGACAGCCAATCTTTCGTGATGCGCTCGAAGGAGAGAGACTCGGCATGAGAGTCAAACGCAAGCACCTTCTTAACGGTCACCAGGTAGATATCACGAGTTCGAGGAGACCTGCACAGCGAGGCATAGGAGCGGAAACGAGCCAAGAACCGATTATCGACACCAGCATCAGGGCGAAGTTCAGCAGCCACCCGATTCTTTACCTCGACAGCCGACAAGCCAACGAGATCACCAGCAGAGGTCAGCTTCAGAATGATTTCAGAGACACGAGCCATCTGCTGCAGCAGGAAGAGATTTGTGGATTCATCGTTCATGGTACCACGCACCTTTTGCGCCTTGGCATCCCACTGAGAAGGAAGCAGACGAATACCAACAGGGAGCTGGGAATGGGAACGCTGACGGCAAAAATCGAACTTCAAGGAAGCAAGACCACCGTCGGGAACACCACGAACATCCAGATAATAATGCACTCTAATCATTTTTCCGAAATTTAACTGCACGCATTTTGCACGCATTTTGCAACAAAGAGAAACAAAAGGGAGAAAAGCGCAACAAAGCTGGCAGAACAAAAACGCAATAAATAAAGGAGAAATAAACTGATTATAAGCGGAAAGAGGGGGATTCGAACCCCCGATTCCCTTTAGGGGAATACACGC